TGATATGTCTGATCGACATATCATACACTTTATTGCTAGCATAAATATTACCTATTAATTTAGGGTAACAATTAGCTAACTAGAGGTAGAATATCTTAGTGATTTATAGCACGTCTACTAGTGAAAGTTTTTATTTGTTTATGTACGAAGTATTCGAGGACGAATATTTCGGTTCTCCGGTTTAACCGCTCATATCTAGCTCGACTAGAGGAGTTTAGACCACCAGTGAGACAGAAGCGAAAATATGATGTTATTTAGTAGTATATAACTAGACGGAGTTAGTACAGATAACTATAGGGCCATAATGAGGCACCAGGAAGACCTTCTGTCAAGACAAGCGAGGAAGACCTTATACTACAATTGGGGAGCTCAAGTCCTTTATTTTTATGATCCGGTGTCAAACAGTCTGTTAACTGTTTCCCAGTTTATATGTGTAAAAACATAAAAGAAAATAAAAATATAAATAAAAGTAAATAAATAAAAAGCGTTACAAATTCTTATGAATTTAGTAATTATATATTGTGTCTGCAGTAAATGTGAAACTGTTATATGTAGTCTTTATCCTAATGTGAGGATAGACAACTTTTTTATTTAATTACTTTGAAATAGCTACGCTGGTTTTATTTGAATAGATCTCGTATCGTACAGTCACTGCAAGTTATACTGTTCACACTTGTATGATCGTGGAGCGCATCTTGCCGTAGCAAGGTGTATGCACCCTAGGCTCTCTATTTATTTAAATAAATGCTTAGTAATTATGTAGAAAATACTACTCATGTAAAAGTCAAGAGTTAGGAATTGCAACCGATAAATAGTAATATCCCTGGCCGGGAGAAATAATACGCCATTTAAAAACCAGAGTACAACTAAAATTTAATACGATTCAAAATGTTTAACCTTTTAAGCAAAATTTTTAAAAAGACTAATAATGATGATGAAGATATAATTAAGTGGATTAATTTACACAATCAAGAAATTGATCGTATAAATGCCACTAGACGTACAAAAGTTGATAAATTGATACCTATTACACCATGTGTATATGTACGAATGAACAAAAATGTAGTAAAATTGTGTGGTGTTCGCACCACTTATGATCTCTATGAATTTGCTCGCGAAAGATTTTTCGAATGTTGTTTAACAGAAGATTTACCTAACGCACAATATTCATATGAGCATTGTAAATTTACATTTTACTACAAGAATAAACCCTTAAGTCGTAATAAGATACCATTATCTAATTACGATATTAAGAATAAAAGTTATATTGATTTTGTTCCGACAGCCTTATTGGGCGGTGTGGAACAAATTGAAGAAAATTTTAATATATCTTATAATGTGTTGTTAGAAAGGCAACTCATGGGGGAACCTATTGATTCGATTTCTGAATGGCAAGATATAAAATTCGACCTTCAAGGTTATGAAGGTAATGATATTTTACAAGCCAGTCATGAGAATGAAGAGAGAGGTCCTGGAGGCTTTAAAACGATATTTGATTTTAATAATTTTATTATTAAACGATTGTCTGCTTATATTAAAAAGAATAATAAGACCCTAGGTTGGTTAATAGACCTAGAACGATTTGAAGAAGTTTGTGACAAATTTTTCCATTGTGTTGGTTGGTATACTAGATGTAAAAACATCGATGATTATATACAATTAACACTATTAGCATATAAATTTGTTACAGGCAGATTCTTACACAGAGATGTTTTAAAAGCTTGTATGTCAAGAACATTTGGAGATGATGACTTACAGGGAGATACTGGAAGCGAAATTTTACAAATGTTGCGAACAGGCTTTAATAATGTAAATTCTTATGCTAATTGTGAATTAGTGAAGAAATTAACATCCATGTACAGTTATTTATTGGTGCATGGATTTTTATCAAAATTCAATATTAAATTGAGTGAATCTGATTACACATCCCTAGAGAAGAAAGCTTTATTGGCTAAATTTTCATCTAAAAAAGATCTATGGTTGTGTGTTTTGGACACATCTCTTTTTATATGTGAGAAAATATATGAATTTAAGATGACAGGCGATGTGAATGTTTTTATACACTCTAGTGACGCCTATAGTAAATGGTATAAGGAAGCTGATAGAATATTAGCACTTGCCCCATTTACTTCAAATTTAAGTGCCCATGGCACAACATATTTTTCTTACGTGTCAGATCTCAATAATGCTATCGAGAAAGGTGAAGCTTATAATAAGTTCACCTTATCGACGAGCGGGGTTGATTGTCAAGCAATTAAAAAGAAATTATTTGCTTTACAGTTAATCAAAAATACCGATATTACGCGCCGCGCTTCACAGAAAGAGCGAAAATCGCCGTTTGGTGTGTTAGTGCATGGTAGATCTAGTGTAGCAAAATCGAGTTTTACGAAACTTTTGTATTATTACTATGCTAGTTTACATAATCTTGGTAAGGAAGATCATTACAGATATGTAAGAAATCCAGCTGATGAATATTGGAGTAATTTTGACTCCAGTAAATGGTGTATACAAATGGATGACATTGCTTTTTTGCATCCTAACAAATCTAGTGAAGTTGATCCAACTTTAAAAGAGATGTTGAATGTAGTAAACAATGTACCATATGTACCACCACAAGCAGCATTGGAAGATAAAGGCAAAACTCCAGTTTTAGCTGAGTTAGTCATAGCAACAACTAATGCTATTGATTTAAATGCTCATGCTTATTTTTGGTGTCCGTTGGCAGTTCAGCGACGGTTGCCTTTTATAGTAACAATTGAACCAAAAGATGAATATAAACATGACAATCAAGTGTTTATAGATCCTACAAAATTATTGATTGAAACAGGTTTATTTCCAAATTTTTGGAACATTAAACTACACAAAATAGTACCATGTTTTGATGGTCAACGTGACAGAGCTACATTAGAATTAGTCAAAGAATATACTGATATAGATGAGTTTCTACAAAAATTTGGAGAAATGAGTCTAGAACATCAGAAAAATCAAACTAAGGCTGCAAATAGCGATGTCAATATGCGTGATATCAAAGTGTGTGCTATGTGTTTTAAAAACTCACGTTTATGTGCGTGTAATTTGCAATCATTTAGTGATGATGCATTCTTATCTGATGAAGAACATAAAGAAGAAGATTACACCACGTATGGTGAAGAAATTCAACAACGTGAGATTGAAAATAATACATTACAATCTAACAATAATAAGATTGTTGAAAGTACCACATTCAGTAATGATGTATATAACTTTTTTATGTATTACGTTCAGTGTTTCTTTACATTCGTAATTATGACAAAATATTTTGTCTCATTTCAGATGTATTGTGCACGTTTTAGATTATTTAGGAGACTGATTATCAGATATATCCTACCAGCTTATAATGGACAAATCCAATGTAAGATGTTGGGAGCATTTAATAGTCAACTATCATTTAATCAAAAATGGAAAAAGTTTCTTATGTACTTCGGAGCCTGCATTTCATTAGTGTCAGTCTTTTATGGTATATATAAATATTATTATAAATATTATAACATGGATAGCACAAATGATGTTGCAGAAGAAAAAGTAGAAGAACCTCAAGAAAAAGAGGTTAAAATGGAAGACCAATTTGTTTTCCAAGGAAACATGTACAACTCAGTTGAGGACCAATTAGAGAAGGAAACTAGACAGAATGTCTGGTATAATGAAACTGTGGAATTATCAAAATTTGATATCCCAGTTGCTTCTCAATCCCTTGTTGGTGTCGATGATATGCAAATTCAAAAGACATTTGAAAATAATTGTGTTGCTATTGATATTCAAGGACATGGTGAGAAAGCTTTTAAAACTATGAAAGTTGGAGGAGTTTTCATTCGTGGACACTATTGCATAGTGAACAATCACGCTTTTAAGCAGGGTTGTACACATTATACTGTGGATATTATATCTGGTATCAAAGGCAAAGGATTAAATGTCAATTTAAAAGTAACTATTAAAAATAGTTCAATCATTCGTAATTATAAGAAAGATTATTGTCTTTTTGAAGTTACATCACTACCATTGTCGAAAGACATATCCAAATTTTGGTTGAATGGTAGAGTGGATGCATCAAAGTTGTTGATGCTCAAACGAACTCAAGAAGGTGCTATGACTTCATCGACTGTTTTTAATGCGCAACGTTCGGAAAATTTTCCAGTTGAAGTATTAAATCAGGAAATGAGTATCATGTTAGGTACTTCTGAAAGAGTTACCATAAATGGAGATTGTGGGTCTATAGCTGTTGCTAAGACACCACTTGGTCCATGTATTATGGGAATACACATGTTGGGGTATGAACGCCAATGTGGTATTACTATAATAACCTTAGATGATATAGAAGCATCTATTAAAGACCTACAGAAGATGTATCCAACATTAGAAGTTGTCGGAGGAGGAGAACCAAATTTATCATTACAAAGTAAAGAAAATGTTCTAACTTCCCTACATCATAGAAGCTTACCACGCTACATTGAAAAAGGTAGCGTGAAGATTTATGGATCTTTTGCAGGTTTTCGCCCACGACCTAGAAGTAGAGTTAGTGATACTCCCTTAACAGAAGAGTTTTTGGAATATTACCAAATTGAACAGAATTATGGCCGTCCACAGATGGATGGCTGGGTACCTTGGAAAAAGAATGTAGAACAAATGGTTCAACCATATGTCAATTATGACAAAGATGTGTTGGAACATTGTGTTCAATCATTTACCAAGGATATTCTCTCAGAACTTCCTTCTGGGTGGGAAAAAGAATTGATATATTTATCAGACATGGCCAGTGTTAATGGTCTACCTGGTGTTATTTATATCGATAAAATTAATAGTAATTCTTCTATGGGTTTTCCATGGAATGAAACTAAAAAGAACCATCTTATACCAGCTCCTAGTGAAACTTATCCCGAAGGAGTCACCTTTGGTGATGAAGTTTGGGATAGAGTTAATGCTATAAAAGCAAAATATAAGAATGGTCAGAGAGCATTTCCTGTGTTCACAGGACATCTCAAAGATGAAGCAACAGCTTTGGAAAAGTGCAAAATTGGTAAAACTAGACTATTCACTGGAGCTCCTATTGATTGGAGTTTAGTGGTTAGATCTAGATTATTAACTTTTGTACGCTTGTTACAGAAAAATAAATTTGTATTTGAAGCAGGACCAGGTACGGTGTGTCAATCATCCGAATGGGGTAGAATACGTAAGTATTTAACCACTTTTGGTGAAGATAGACTTGTAGCTGGTGACTATGGAAAATTTGATAAACGAATGATATCAGATTTTGTTTTAGCTGCTTTTAAAATTATTACAAATATCTATTTAGCTGCAGGATATTCTAAAGATGAAGCTAGAGAAATAATGTGTATTGCTGAAGATACAGCATTTCCATTAGTTAATGTTAGTGGTGACTTGATGGAGTTCTATGGAACTAATCCATCAGGACACCCATTAACAGTTATCATAAATTCTTTGGTTAATAGCTTGTATATGCGCTATTGCTATACTACCTTAAATCCAAAGAAAGAATGTTCCTCATTTAAGAAGAATGTTCATTTGTTCACTTATGGTGATGATAATATTTTAGGAGTTTCCAAAAATGCAGAATGGTTTAATCATACAGCAATTCAGGCTAGATTAGCCTCAATTGGTGTTGAGTATACCATGGCTGATAAAGAATCAGAATCAGTACCCTTCATTCATATCAATGACTGCCAATTCTTGAAAAGAATTTGGCGTTTTGATGAAGATGTTGGGGAATGGTTGTGCCCTTTAGAGGAGAATTCCATTATAAAATCGTTGACCAAGTGGTTACCATCTAAAACAATAGATGAACATGCACAAATGGTTGCTGTAATTAGCAGTGCAAATTCTGAATATTTCTTTTATGGAAAAGAGATATTTCAGACTCACCATAACAAATTTCGATCCATATTGGATCGCGAACCCTATTGTTTCTATGAAACAAGTGGGACTTTGCCTGGATGGCACGAGTTAAAAGCTCGATTTGATGCAGCCTCGAAAACTGTTCAATAGGATACTATGGCCTAAACCAGTCCTAGTATCGACATAAAAAGGTTTCAAAATAAGTTTAATAATGAGAATAATAAAGTTGTTGAGAGAGTCACCGAAAGTACTCTCCTCTCCTCATATGCAATGAATACATATGTTGAGGGCCAAGATTATTCATATTTAGTTCTTCAATCTGAGGAACAAGAAGAAATTAAACCTAATGACACATCAAATGATGAGACTATTGGGAATGTACAGTTTCTAGACAGTTCAGTAGGTGAACAGTACTTTACTCCCACTATTATAAATAGTGTGGCTAAAGTGGACGGTACCGAAGATTTAAATCTCGGTAAATTTTTAGCACGTCCTACTACCATAGATACTTATGTATGGCAGGCAGCTGACCCTATTGGTCTATTAAGAACTACACAACCCTGGTTAGATTTCCTCAATAACGCAGCTATCAAACGTAAGATTGATAATTATGCATTTTTAAGAGGAAAGCTACATATTAAGGTATTAATAAATGCAACACCCTTTCAATTTGGATGTATGCGAATGTGTTATCAACCTCTTCTTGGAGAGTTGACTGACAAGATTAGAGGGAATGCTGTTAATTCACGTATTCCTTATTCTCAGGTACCAGGATTTTATATTTATCCTGCTAAGAATGAGGGTGGTGAAATGGAATTACCCTTTATTTATTATAAGAATTGGTTAGATATAACCAATGCCACTGATACCTTCAATTTCGGATCGCTCCGACATTATATTTATGCACCGTTAGATGCAGCTCTTACTGGAGCACCTACAGCACTGACAGTCCGTACTTTAGCATGGATGACAGATGTTGAATTGATGGGCTCGAGTCATAAGCTTACATTGCAAGCAGATGATGGTGAAAGTGATGAATATGGACAAGGTGTCCTTTCATTACCCGCCACAGCAGTTGCCAATTTTGCTGGGCATCTAACAAAAGTACCTGTTATAGGTAGATTTGCTAGAGCTACACAAATAGGCGCTGGTGCTTTTTCAAAAATAGCTAGTCTTTGGGGATATACCAATGTTCCTAATATTAGGGATGTTGATGGGTTTTATCCCATGAATGCTCCACAGATGGCTTCTACAGACATTTGTGTGCCTTATCAAAAGCTCACAATGGATCCTAAGACAGAATTGTCTATTGATACCACACCTTTTGGTACTTCAAATATTGATGAATTATCTTTATCATATTTAAAGTCACGTGAATCATTTTATGGTTCAGTAGTGTGGTCTACAACGAACAGTGCCGATGATTTATTATTATCGACACGTGTGACACCCGATTTGAAAGCATTTTCCAATGTTATAGGAAATGGATCAGCTACTGTTGGCTTTAGAGTCGACAGTACACCACTATCCTATATAGGATGTCTTTTTAACAACTGGCGTGGTACACTTAAATTTAGATTTAAAGTTATATGTACACAATATCACAAAGGTCGTATTAAATTTCAATATGATCCTTTAGCTGATATCTCAGCAACTAATGCTGGCACTAATACAGTATATACTCATATACTCGACTTAGGTGAAAGTGATGAAATAACTATAAATATTCCATACCA